AAGAAGATCTCCATCAAGCTCCCGGCCAATGACGTATTTGTCCAGCGGTGCTACGAGGCGTGTGCCAAGGACCTCTATGAGAACCCCAGTATCATAGTGGATAACAAGTCCGAGGAGGAGCGCAATAATAATTTGAATGAGAGATTTAATAAGAAAATTTGCGTCGTCATTGAGGACCTGATTCCGACGGCTGAGATTCTGAACACGTACCTGCCCCTGCCAGCGGCCGGTGAGGATCTGGACATGGATCACGATGATGAGGAAAATCCCGAAGAGGAGGACATTCCCGACATAGACGAGGATATTCCACAGGATGATTTATCCACCATCCCTCAAAACACGGGAAATATGGAGTTTGGAAAAACTCCAGGCGGTGTGGATACGGCTGTGACCGTCAACAATTCACTGACGCCACCGAACGTTCCCGGTGCGACCCCCGCCGCAGAGGAGGGGGAGTCCCTGTTTCCAGACGCGCCCACACAAATTCAAAAATTAAACCACACGTAATAACAGAGCCATGGACCAGTACTTTCGTGAGCCTATGAGCGCAGCCGTCATCGCCGCAGCAGCCGTTATCGCGTACATATATTTAACATCAAAAATGAACAATGATGAAAAAAAGAATTCAGATTATTTCAAACCCGCATTCCTGGTCGCCGTTCTCGTGTATTTCATGGTGAGTCAGGGTCAGGGAGATTCGGGACCTGTTTTGAAGGAGCCTTTTTAAAAATTGCAAGAGAAACAACTTAAGGACTATGTCCTTATTTTGGGGTATATGACTACTGTAAAGGCGTTTGATGAAATGATGAACCAGTTCCTCGGAGAGCTCAAGAACGTGTTCCCCGACGAGCCAGACAAGACGGGTCCCGATTGCAAGACGTTCATCAAACAGATGGCACAGTGGGCTGGGCAGATGTCTTCACGTGACGATTCATTCTTTTGTGAGAATAACGAGTTCGCCAAGGATCTAAATCTCCACGTCATCTGGAAGCGTGAGGACTGTACGCCAGCGACCAAGCAGGCTATTTGGCAGTACCTTTCGTCGCTATACATGATTGCGACGACTCTGAGCATGTTCCCACCCGAAACTCTCAGTGCCATCGAGGCGGCTGCTGAGAACTGTGCCAAGAATATGAAGCTCGGCCCCAACGGTCAGCCCGACGAGGCGTCTCTCATGGCGAGCGTAAACAGTATGATGAGTCAGATGATGAGCAGTGGAAGTGGAAATCCCTTCGCGTCTCTTCTCGGACCACCACCGGGTCAGGCTCCAGGGAAGAAGAAAAAGAATATTCGTAAATAGAAGTATGGATCCCAAAGATGTTTTCAAGACAAGCGACCTCTTGACTTTTTGGCCCACGGCGACACAGACAGGTGACCAGCGCGTCTCCGCGACGACTCGTTTCATTCTGTATGCCGTTTGTATCGTGTACATCGTAAATCGTGATTCGCGCATTTTTGCACTTGGCGGAATCGCTCTTGCAATTCTCTATTATATGTGGACCACAAACATGATCAAGGATGGCAAACTTCGCACGACGATCGGCGACGCCCGGTACTCGACGGTTTTCCGTCCAGACGCGACTCTACCGACGGCGGAAAACTCCATGGGGAACGTGCTCTTGAGCGACTACGTGGATAATCCAGACCGCCCAGCTGCCGCGTGGTATCCAAGCGTGCGCACCCAGGTCCAGCAGGTTTGGAGCCAGATTCACCCGTTTGAACGTCAGCGCGATGCCGAGCGCAATTTCTACACCATGCCGGCAAGCACAATTCCCAATGATCAGACGGGGTTCGCTCAGGCGGCGTACGGCAAACCCTTCTCCGCCAAGTGTCACGACCAGGGCGGTGCGGCATGCGATCCAGATCGCTTCTACTCCGCGTTCCCAGAGCGGCCGCAAATGCGTGCCGGTAATGGTCGTTAAATTAAAATATGACAATACAGTAATAATGCCGACTCTTTACACGAGCCCTTTGACCCTTGAGAAGGGCGTCTGGTATGGTCCAGCGCAGGTTGTTCTAGAGGACAAGACGAGTGTCGAGGATTCTCTTCGTGAACAGACGACGACGGCGTGGAAGAAGGGCTGGTCCGAGCAGACATACGACTTTCCAAACACGTACGTGACCCTGCCCCTGCGCGTCCTCGGGTGGAATCCAGTGAATACTTTTGGCGAGTATCAGAATCAGCGTTTCGCTCAGCGTTATTACAACAAGGACCTCAAGACGTGGAACCGCTAAAAAAAAGATACATTAATATCAATATGGACCCCCTGGCCCTGGCTGCCGTTGTTGGTCTTGTGTTTGCCGGAAAGACTCTAGCCGACGGGAAGGAAACTCCCGCCTCGAGTCCCAAGCCGCCAACCACGAAACCCCCCTTGACCCGTCGCGATATCGATATGATGGCTGATTCAGTCGGTCACAGCGCGGATGCATTTGATCTCAGAAATACCAACCCAGATTTTGGACGTCGCATTGGCGATTGGCGTCTACAGCGCAAGGATGCCGTTCCTAATCTCCAGGATGTGACCCCGACGAATTCTCGTTTTCCGTACGGTCAGCCTGTGTATGATCTGTACAATCGCGAATATGTGACGAATAAGCAGAACAACTTGTCCCCCCTCGAAACTCCCATGAACATCGGCCCCGGTCTCGGCGTCGGCTCGAAGGTGCTTGCAGCTGGTGGTTTCCACGACTATTTCCGTGCTTTGCCGACAAATATTAACGAGGAGCGTCTCACGACCCTTGAAGGTCGTGAGGGTCCTCGCAATCCGTTCGTCAAGAGTGGAGGCGCCGCTTATATCGGAGACATCACGCACCAGGCGGCCGCTACCAAGACGGCGTTCCGCGATCCAGGGGCGTATGGTGGTGGTGGCGCCCAGAGCGCACTGGTCGGTGCAGAGGGCCGCCCCAACTTTCTCAAGACGAAAAAGCCGACGATTCGGTCGGAAACTGGTCTCCGCACGGACACCCTGTCGGACGGACCGCCGCAATACAACGTGTCTCAGCCGTATGCCGAGGGCAAGACGTGCTACACGGATACAGACCTGACCCGCTCTTCCGGCTACCGCACCAAGCCTGATCGGGCCGGAAACGCAGCTCGGATGAATGTTCGTAACGATCCAGTTAACCAGGTGGGCGCAGCGACCCAGCTCCGCATCGAGTCGGAGCCCGTTCCAGTCGGGCCCATGGGCATCACTGGTTCGAATCAGGGTCGTGGCACTCTTCCCCCAGAGTTTGATGATCCACTCAACGAATTCAAGTCCAATCCCAATCCACGTGCTTCGAGCGGATTCCTGGATATTGCAATTCAGCAGCTCGAGAAAAATCCCCTGGCGTACTCACTGGCGGACCCGAAAAAGGCTGATCCATCAATGCAGACTCGGCCATTCAACACCATTTCGGTTTCGTAGTTCAGACTCTAAAAAAATATCAATACAAAGTAAATGTCGGGAGGTGTTGTCCAACTCGTTGCAGTCGGCCCTCAGGACGCTTGGCTGACCGGCAAGCCCGAGGTTTCTTTTTACCGGTCGAACTACAAACGCTACACGCACTACGCCAACTCCGTGGAGCGTCAGGTTATTCAGGGAACTCCCATCGCGAACGGCATCTCCACGATCCGCTTCGAGAAGAAGGGTGACCTGCTGAGCTATGTGTATCTGTCCGTCCGTGATAACAACGGGGCTCATATGGTCAACCCAGACTGGACCCGCATCATCGACAAGGTGGAGCTGCTGATCGGCGGCCAGATTGTGGATACCCAGGACATCGAGTACATGCCCGACATCGAGCCCATCACCGGCGCCCAGAACTTCTCCCAGCGTTACCTGAACAACAACAGCACCACCTTCAATAACCAGAAGAACTCTTTCCTGCCTCTGAAGTTCTTCTTCTGCAAGGACTGGTCCGTGTGCCTCCCCCTGATCGGTCTGCAGTTCCACGACGTGGAGGTGCGCATCACCTGGTCCCCGTATCTGAGCCAGTCCATCACCATCGGCAACACGACCACCCCCGTGCTGACGGCGCAGCCCCAGGCGACGGCCAACCTGACATCCGATGTGGTGTTTTCCACGTCCAACACGGCGAACGTTCTCATTTCGCAGACGACCGGCCCCCTGTTCCCGGGCATGATGGTGGTTGCCGCCTCGAGCAATCTGCAAACCAACGTGGCTGTGATCCAGTCCTTCTCGAACGCTTTCACCCCAGTGTCTGGCCAGGGCTATTTCTCGAACGTGGTTGTTTCCTTCGCCAACAGCGCCGCCAGCAATATCTCGTCTCAGTTCGGTCTGGGCCAGACGGCCAACCTGTACGCCCCAGTGGCATCGACGCAGGTTACTGCAGTGACCGCAACGGCCACGTCGGCAACCCTGACCATCGGTCAGGTCGTGAGCCCTCTGAACCAGGGCGGCGTCCAGATCGGTCAGTACGTGGCTGGTCTGCCCTTCACCGGCCCAGTCTACGTGTCGAACGTCAACAGTGCCACAAGCATCACTGTGAGCTACCCGTCCCAGTCCGCCTCCGTCTCCGTCCCCTCAGGCCTCACCATCTCCTTCTTCACCGGCACGGCGGTTACAAGCACCACCTACAGCTCCCTGCAGTACGTGGCCTGGTCGAACTTCGTGTACCTGGATCAGGCTGAGCGCGACTACTTTGCCAAGATTCCCCAGAATGACATCCTCATCACCCAGGTGCAGCGCGTGGTCCTTGGCAACAACCCAGTGCAGGAGCTGGCCCTGGCTCAGCCCGTCAAGTTCCTGGCCTTCCCTTGTGTGAATTACGCCCAGATTTACGCCAACGGCGTGGGCTCATTGAAGGCGGCCGATTACCAGTTCAAGACCCAGGTGAACGGTGTGGATGTGGGAGACTCTCGGTCCCTGATCCACTGGGCCGATGTTCCCCAGTACTACAACACGCCCTACGGCTACGTTCACAATAACAGCGTGGCGAACGTGGCCATCATCAGCTACTGCCTGGACACGTCCAAGCTGCAGCCCACCGGCACCCTGAACTTCAGCCGTCTGGACACGTTCCGCATCGTGGTGCCTCCGACCCTGCCCAACGGCGTCCTGGGTCTGTACAACACCAACATCACCAGCGCGTACCCGACGCCTTACCTGTACGCAGTGGGCTACAACATTCTGCGTATCCAGAACGGTCTCGGAAGTGTTTTGTACGCCAACTGAACGGTGGATAAAATTCGAGAGTTTTATCTCTCCCAAAAATTAGAATGCACTGGATATTTTTGGCGATCATCGCCTGTCTTGTGTTTATGGCTTCGTATAACCCGCGCACGGGAAATCTCACTAAATTTTTTGCTCAGGATGTTTCAGTAGAGGATGGAAAGCCCCCCTCGAGTCGGGCCCAGAGAACGGCACAAAGCGATCGCGATACCGATGAGTAAAGTGAACGACGCCCTACACTTTTTGATCGTCCATGACAGGCGATACAGAGAGTGGACGTTCGTCACCGGCGGGTGTCGCCGACGCGAGGTCTACAATCCACTCAGGTGTGCGATTCGGGAACTCGAAGAAGAAACACGCGGGATCATAAACTTAAAAAGGGGGTCCTACTCCTATTTTAAGTTTACTACAGATACCCCTGAACCTCGGGACGTTGAAGACGGCGTCGAGGTTCTGAATCACTACCACGTTTACGTGTTTAACCTACCCATGACATCTACGGAACATCGTCATATCATCAGGAGATTCACAGAAGAAAAGAAGAAAATGGAAGGATCTGAAGTTCCTTTTCGCAAAAATTACGATGAAAATGACGAGTGTCGTTTTGAAACACTCGACCGTATCGGCAAGTGTCCGAACCTTTGGCCTATGATTAGGCGTCATGTCATTGGTAACTCTGAATTCACTCAGGCGATAGAGACGACCCACTGGACGCCTTTTAATTTGAGGGAATGAGGACCTTATGGGGTCCGACGGAACCTTAGGTTCCTCTCCCCAGTCCCGCAGGGACTGTTCTCCCACCCGCGCCGTTCAAACTCTTTTAATTTCCTTCTAAAATTCAGATGACTCGCTCAAAGACGGAGTTGGCCACTATTCTCGTCAAGCTTCGTGGTGACGTCACAGACCCTGATGAGATTGAGAAGGAGACGGCGAGACTCGCAGGGGAATTGTCATTGATGAAATTGTGTTATGAAATTCAAAAGGTTGAGGAGGAGCGGGAGGAGTCTGCCAAGACTCCCACAGAGGAGCCGACTGCGACTGAGGAGGAAGCTCCAAAGGAGGCTGTACCTCTGACAACCGCGGAAGAGGCGATCGTTGAGGAACTCAAGGCGCCTGAAAAATCAACACCAAAGCAGAAACACAAGCACATTTTGTCATGGCTATTGGATTCGTCGAGTGATGAGGACGAGTCTTAATTCATATAAATTTCCATACATATCCACCTAAATTTTTCTTCTTCCCATTACAACATAAACTTATACCGGATGATGATGCGTTATTGCATCGCGATGCAGATTTTATAGAATCATATGATTCTACCATTATATCATCAATGAACATTCCAACCTTTTTAGACCCGGACCCTGGTTTACCAAACATGTGATTCTTTTCACCAGTTTGTGATTTACCGCGTTTAAGTTTCGTGTCTAAACTTTGCTTCATTCCAGTTCTACTTTCACTCATCTTTTGTCTAGTTTCTACTGTCGCTTTCGTCCCAGTTCTTAAAAGACGTAGTTTCTCCCTAGTATCTAGATGAACATTTTTTCTAGAATTACCTCCAGTTTCTAGATTATACCCATGAGGTGCGATGGTATTTCTTGTACTAATTTCTAATTTTTCACGTTCGTCAAGTTCTTCATTTAAAACTTCTGATATAACCTCGAACGTAAAATTAGATAATCCATATTTTTCAAACGCACGTTTCAAAAGGCCATGGGGTCTTGATTTTTCATTTATCCAACGTTTTTCAACTTTTGTAGCACGTGTTTGACCTATATAACATTTATTATTTATAGTGTTTTTTATAAGATAGATCCATCCCATATACTATATACATATAAAAACTTTAACTTAAAGTCTTTGCTTGTTTGATACTCATGTCTATAGAACGATGGATGGTTCCCAAAGGACCTGGGACGCATGTTTTGATGTCGGGTGGAATTTTGTACGTACCCCCGGAAGAAACCCTAGAGTTCTACCGAGAGTATATTGAAGCTATCAATTTAGGAACAAAATTGTATGTCGTCGAACAAAAGACGGAACTTTTCAAGTTTTTCGTAGATTTGGATTACAAGGCGCCAGACAGACTCAAGGATGAAGACCTCATTCAATTTTGTTCTATAATTCACAAGGCTCTTGAAACCCCGTCCCAGTGCGTGATTGCCCGAGCCAGGCCGAGATCTGTAGGTGAAGGCCTTATCAAGTCTGGAGTTCATATTCACTGGCCCGATTTGGTCGTGTCTCGGACCCAGGCGATGAATTTAAGAACAAAAATAGTGACGAGTCTGGCAGCCGACTTCCCTTTCGATTGGGACAAGGTGATTGACGCGTCAGTCTATGGAGGTTCGGGACTTCGGATGCTTTGGTCCCATAAGAAACCTACAGGAGACCCCTATGTTCCATGGAGATCCCTTGACGGGCGCGAGTTTGCCAAGACGCCCGACGTTGACACCTTGGCTCTGTTTGCTATCCGTACAGAAGATAACGATAAACCGTCCGAGATTCTGTCAGACACAGGGCCGCTCGAGGAGTTTATTAGGCGGTACATGGAGGGTCAGGGGCGAGCTCACGTCAAAAAGGTTCAGCGGAGCGAACATAACGGATGGTTTGCCCAGACCGACTCTAAATTTTGTGAAAAAATTAAGAAGGAACACAAGTCGAACCATATTTGGTTTCATATTGGATCTAGGCGGATTTCTCAGAGATGTTTTGACGAAGACTGTACCGAGTTCAAAGGGACTGAACATATTCTTCCGCCTTCTATAGTAGAGAAGCTTGAAGATGTTGCTATTGTGGGTAGTCCTGCTTCTAGTTTTCTTATGGATATTTTTCCCAATGGGGCCTCAGTCCCGGTTCAAAAAGTACGAAAAGATGGTCCATCCGTATTCGGGTCTAGACCCGACAAACTGGCAAAGGTTCCTGGAAAATCTCCACACGTTTGTACAGTTGGCTTCGACACGGGTCGATGATGCCGCCGAGGCTTTGTATGCGGCGACGGAGAACGTCAAGGATCTGGGCCTTGGGCTTCGACGCGCAGACGACACTGAAATTCAGGAAAAGCTCGGGGAGATTGCTTTTCAGCTGGGATACGAAGGCGAACTCATTTTGAACCAAAATGCAGTTTCCCAGGGGCTTTACTTCTTTCCACGTTACTTAAACGAATCACTCATGGAATACCCAGAACATGCCGACACGCGCGACCCAGGACCAGTCAGGAGCCACGGGCAATGAGACCGAGTCCGGAGGACTCGTGAGCCAGCCACCCCCAGAGACGCGCACCCGCTCTGGGCGCGTCTCCAAGCCGCCGACGCGTTACGAGCCCGTCGAGCAGGTCGAGGACGACTACGCACCCGAAGATTACGATACTGAAGACCCGGATGACGTTTCAGAGGATCTAGACTCGGATGTGGAAGATGAGGAGTCTGACGAATCTGATGCTGACGATGATGGAAATTTGGATGGATTTGTTGTACCAGATAAAAGTGAGAGTGACGTAAGTGATAGTGATGGAGAACCTGCCGTTCCTGTCGCAAAGCGCCGAGCCGTCGTCAAGAAACGTCCCGCCACCCGAGCCTGAGCCACGGCGCGCATGGACTCCGCAGCAGGATTTTGATGAGCAGCCTCCAGCGAGACGTTTTGTTCCCGCGTTTGATCCACCGCGTCAACAGAACATCTTTGAATCGCTCAAAGAGAATCAGGTTGCTCTTATTTTGATTGGTATCGTTATTGGAGTTCTCATTATGAATATGCGACCTATTATTGTAAACCCCATGAAAAGTTAAAATGGATACAAGGGTGCGTTTTTAACGTAGTCGTCGTTTCCTACAAAATCACCAACTGGACCCGCGCGGTTCACATACACATCCTCCTGTAATATCCCCATCCAGGGATTTACACGAGTTTGATCGGCTGGCTCCATCTGACGAAAGACGTCAAATTGCGAAGGAGATTCCACTGGTGGAGGTGGGCGAGACGCGATAGTACGAGAAATACTTATATAAAGAACGAATGAAACGGCTAGAACTGCCGCAATTGGTGCAACGTAACCACGTCTCAAAAGATACAGACTCGTGAATATAGTCATAGAACCAGCAATTGCCACGAGGGCAAGTTGCCACGTGGGAAGTGTTGTGAGAAAGTCCATCGCGTTATCTATTATTTATGAAAGTTTTTTACTCGGCGGGCTGATCTGGAACGTCGTCATCACCGGCCGGGGTGGTCTGCTCTGCAGACCCCTCGTCACCCTCGGTGATGGAATCGATCTGAACAGCCGGGAGCTTGCGCTCCTCGATAATCTTACCCACGCGCTCATCAGCCATTGCCACCAGCTCAGCAAACGTCTTGTCTGGGAACTCCTTGCGCAGCTCCTCGACAACCTCCGCAGGGTGGGGAATCGGGGGGACGTCCGGCTTGGTGTAGAATTTGGAGTTCTCGTCGGACGGGTCGATGAACGGATACGGACCGGGCTGGGGCTGAGCGATCATGTCGCGCTTGCGCTTCTCGAACATGGCTGCAGCCGCATTCTGGTTCTGGCGGTACTTGGTCATAATCTCCTCGAGCTTGTCGTTCTGGTAGTGCACGTCGTTAATCTGATCACGATCCGGGGGAATCAGAAGCCACTTGTACATATCGACCACGTAGATGTCCACCAGAGCATCCTCCTTCTGGAGGCGCTTGGCATGAGACGAAGCCTCGTCGCGAGTTGCGAAGCATCCACGGATCTTCATACCCAGCTTCTCATTCTTCTGAGGCAGATCTGGGCCAACAAACGAGATGCACGCAAAAAGCTGGCCTGGCACAGTCAGATAGTCTTGTTCGAGAGTACCCATTTAAAAGAAACAAGCGCTTATTTTTTAAGTTCTAAAACGCAACTGAAATGGCTGCCGAAATGAGAAAACTGCACAACGATTGCAAACGTCAATTGATTCAGAAATGGGTTCAGCCTAGAACAAAGGTTCTCGACTGTGGGTGCGGTCGGGGTGGCGACTGGCACAAGTGGAAGGCGTCTAGGTGCCAATTGTTTGCAATTGATCCTGACATCGAGTCCTTGAATGAGGCGGAGAAGCGTGCTGATGAAATGCGATTTAATGTATTGTTTCTAGGGACTGGAAACATAATTCAGGCGGCTTTCGCTGGTCCTTTCGACGTCATCTGCTACAACTTTTCACTTCATTACGTTTTCGAAGACCCCGTGACGTACCGAACGTCCCTCAAGGCGATATCATGTTCCCTGAACCCTGGCGGGCTTCTGATTGGTATAGTCCCTGAAAAGGCGCGAGCCGAGGCGCTCGTCGACAAGTTTGGTCATTTCATGGATGAACTAGGCAACGAATTTGCATTGTTAAATGGAGGCCGCCGACTCTCTGTACGTCTCGTCGATGGTCCCTTTTACGCGGAAGGTGGGCGTGAAGAGCCCGTGCTTGACGCCTCGGTCCTCATTCAGGATCTCAAGGAGGCCGGTCTCGAACTCGTCACTTGGGAACCCATGATTCCCGAACCTAACGGTCTTATTTCAGATCTGTACAGCAAGTTTGTCTTTAGAAAAGTCTCGGCCTAATAACAGGACATGATCTGGCAGATCATTGCAGTCGTCTTGTTTGTGCTTTTACTTTCAGTGTTTTGGTTCCACCAGGAACCAGCCATGCTGACGGAACTCAAACAGAGGTACTGGTCAACCCTGGAGATGCTGCGTCAGTCAGGGGATCCGATGTGGAAAGGGGTCCTTAAACCCTCTATTCTCACTGGAATGAGCGGGTGGGACAAGGCGAATGGTCCCATAGGTTCAAACGTGAACAAAGGATACGAAATTTACATCTGTCTTGATGGAGACGATGTAAACTCGGCAATGTATGTGCTTATTCACGAACTAGCACACATGTCAGTTCCAGAATATGATCACACGACGAATTTTTGGAAGAATTTCGAGGCTCTCAAGAAGCTATGCGTCGCAAAGGGCCTGTATAAATTGGACGGTGTGCGTAAATACTGTGGGGACGTGGTGAAAGATGGCGAGAGCTCAGTATGAGCTCCCTCTTGACTCTGTGGGATCACAAGACCGCGCTCCTTCGGAGCTCCCCTTGGTCTCTAGGCCCGCTCGATCACGTACTTCTTGATGATGTAAAACACGATGGCGGCCACAAGCGCCGTCACAGCCAAGCCTGTGAGCGAGACCTCTCCTGACTCACCCACAAACTTGGGAACCATCGTGCGCAACCGCGACTGAACAGGGCCTGAAAAGGCGACGACTGAGGCTGCGCCTGCCAGAGCGGCCTGGAACTGATCATCGGTCAGGCCAAACGGGTTTCCGGTTGCGGCCGCCTTCTTGCGCTCCTGGGGTTCCTCGTGCCGTCTCTGAACCGCAGCGGACGGCGCCATCTGCGAACCCATAATTTCATTCTGCATCACCTCCTCAATCGGAGTAGAGAAATCCGCCATTTGAGATTCATCAACGTTTTTTTCCGGCTGATAATTCTTCAGCAAACCCGTGGGTACGGACTTGGACGAAGTTTGGGGGTCCCGCTTGAGAGCCTCGCGCGCAATCTCCTCATTGAGTGGAACTTCCTGCTCCACTGGAATATCGCTAATCAGGGTACTCGCATCAGGGTCGTATGTCAACATCTGAATTTTAGAGGGAAATTAAGAACCCAAGTGCTACGCACCCGAGACATTTTCATCACAAGTGCTGCGCACTTGGTCTCTCACCGCTTCTTGATCACATTCACAGACCCACCCTTGCGCTTAACCTGGGGTTCTGCTGCTGTTCGCGCCACGGCTCGTGGATTGTAGTGAGCCTGATGGTACTGCCAAAAGGCTTGCGAGCCGACACGGAAGTTCCGCCTGATGGGTGCCTTGTACCAAAAGACGCAATCCGTGATGCGATTCGACTTGGACGTGTTGTCGAGAACCAAACACTCGTAATTCTCGGTACATGCGTCCATCACCTGGCAAAACTGATCGAAATTTGGAAAAACTCCGAAAAATGCCTTGTAGAGATTCTCACGGTTCTGACGGACGTTGTCTCTGAGTGCAAACACATAGTCGACGTTGGTTCGAATCATGGGCGTCATGTCCATGCAGTACTGGGTCGTCATCATAAAGAATATCTTCCAGTGCCGACCATTCATAAAGAGCTGACGGATAGCCACGTCCCGCATAAATCCCTTGTCGTACATACAGTCGTCCATGAGCACGAAAACAGGGGAGCAACGCCCGACAGCCAAGAGCTTCTTCTGACGCTCTATGAGTTTCTCGAGTGCATCTTTGTTATAGTCTCCGAAAACGAAGAGGTCTGGGATGAACTGCTTATAGTACCCGTTACCTTCTTCAGTTCCTGACATGGCGATACCGGCAGGCAGGTGCTTCTTGTGCCATAAAATGTCCGTGACGAGAGTCGATTTTCCCGTCCCTCTTTTTCCGATGAAGACGCAGACCTTGTCGTCGGCCATGCTGGATGGATCAAACTTTCGGAGCTGTAGAGACATCTCCTTCCTACAATTTCGAAACAAAATAGGAGTTGACCCGCGACGCACCTATGGGAAACAAATGTTACCCTTTACTAGGATGTCCGCAGGATACATACAACTTGTGGCACTTGGACAACAAGATGCGTACCTTTCTGGGGAGCCACAGGTGACGTACTTTTCAGGCGTGTACAAACGGCACACGCCCTTTGTCCTCGAAGCCTACGATATTCCGTTCAACGACCAGTACATAACTTTCGGAGGAACGAGTATATGTCATATTCCTCCAAAAGGAGATCTTATACGAGGTCTTACTCTAAAAATGACTTTACCCGCCCTGTACAATCCTGGAAATGACTGGACGTGGAACACTCCTGCAAGTTCGTCCAACTTTCCAGCCCTTTGGTACGGGTTTTCAAACGGCGCTATTCAGAGAATCACTTCAAAGTTGGGATACTTTTACTACTCGACGAACACGTACAGTACGACATGGGCTAACACGTTTGTTCCAACTCTGAATTATAACGCAAATACTAACCAATTTGTGTTCAATAATATTTCAAATGTCATTATTCAACCTGGGTTCTCTGCAACGAATGCAGGCTCACCTGTATTCTGGGGTTTTGATCCAATCAATTATTCTTATACAGACGTGTATGGAAATCTCGTATATACTGCGACCGTTTCGCGTCTTTCAAACTTGACTGCGAATAATGCCACCGGTGCAAATTTAGCACCAAACGTATACGTGTCAACCATAACCCCTGATTTCACGCTTGAGCAGGCGGGTTGGATTCAGACATCAGGTGTGCCCGTGAACAGTCAGACGGGATTTTACGCAAGTCTTGCGCAACCTTTACCACTTTCAGACAGGAGTCAATTTTTAGATTTGAGCGCGTTGGCCCCTGCAACAAACTCACCGTACTGGAGTATAAACGATCTTTCGACTACAACATTGTTCGTTTCTCCCGAAGGCCTTGTCGAATTCTTGAGCGCTGGGTATTACACCGTCCGTTTAGGGTTTAACATCGACGCAGGAGCTGTCGTTTCTATAAGTTATGGAAGTACTAGTTCGTCTACTCTCCCCGCTTCACCTACGTTCCAGTACACGTACACATACACCGTCTCCCCAGACCCGACGTCGCCTGCAATTATTCCTATAATTTCAACTGGAAATAAATACTATTATTTCTACGTCCAGACGAATCTTCCATGTAACGCACTTCAGGGGACATATATAACTGCAACTCCGGCTAATGACACGTATGAATTTTCAAATAATATTACTCTTTCTAGAACATCTCTCGCACCCGTGCCCCTCTATGGAAACATATCAGCCACGTCCGGAACGACAGTCACTCTTGATTCAAATTCTATGATGCGTTTCACGGTCAATGGAGAGTACCTGATTTCCGGAGTCTTGACTCTTTCAAACACCACCACAGAGTCTTATGTGTCGAACGTCGTTATCGGCGAACGGGCAAACATTCTTTACGTCTACGACATGTCCCTTCAGGGACGCAACCCGACATACGCTTTTTCTATACCTCTCGTGGCCAATACACACCTTGCATATTACCTCAACGTTTCGACGACGCAATCGTTCTCTAACATTTCAGCCAATTCATTTTTCACTATAAATCAAGTGGGCGTTCTTTCAGACACGACTCCGGATGTCGTACTCCCTTACAACGGTATCCTTTTACAATCTACATCAAGTACCCTGACGAGTCCTCTTAATTTAAATACAAATTTCAGCTCGAATACCAACTCGGATTTATTGTCGGTAAACGCATCCGGAAATCTCGTGTTCAACAGTGTGGCTTCATATATGATGACGGGTGTGTTTTACACGTCCAGCCCCGTGACCAACATTCGCATCACAAATTCAACCTCGACTTTCAATCAGGTCTTCAACTTTAGTCTCGGCCTTTCGCCACCTTATACCGTGTCTATGCCTTTTCGTATTACTGATAATGCAGCGGGTACTTCATATGGTATAACTCTCAACACGTTTGCACCTGGCGCAACCGTAGAATCTGGGACGTACCTGACCGTCGTTCCTATAGCCTCTAATACGCTCATAGCTGGATTTCAGACATATAATTACTATGATTCCGTGGGAACTATAGCCATCGCGCGTGCAGATCTCAAGGTGGGTGGTCAGACGATCCAGAGTCTCACGGGTGAGTACATAGAGGTGTGGAACGAGCTCAATGTGCCCTACGAGAATCAGCCGGGTCTCCAGCTGCTGATCGGTAAGTACGACACGCAGACGAGTGTTGGCCCCCCGGGGCGCACATATTACGTGAATCTTCCGTACTATTTCTACGGGAACCCTGAACTCTCCTTACCCATCACCGCCCTAGGGAGACAGGACGTGGAGGTCTGGGTCACGTTCAACAACTTTTCCAATTTGACTTCCGTATCAGTGACTAACCCGTCGCTTACAGCCACCATCATCACAGAGTACGTCTATTTGTCAAACCCTGAAATCGACTGGTTTCAAAGTCACCGGCTGGACTACGTCATAACCCAGTGTCAGTATGAATCCTTTCAACTTCCTCAGGGGTTTCAGTCTGCTATTTTTGATTTAAAATTCAAGAATCCTATCAAAGAGCTCTTCTTTCTGATTCACCCAAACTCCAATTTACCTTATAATTACACGACACCTGGAGGTGGTACAGACGCTTTGACTTTTGGCATGACATTTAACGGTGAAGACGCATTCTTGACGGCGACTATAAACACTCTTTATGTCGGTGCCATCGAACCGTTCGTGACGCACACCAACTTTTTCTCAAAACCAACGACGTTGTCCGCTCAACAGCCAAACCAGTACGGTCGTCAATTTTACATGTATTCCTTCTCTACAAATCCGTTTGGGACCCTTTCCTCTGGCCAAATCAACTTTAGTAGGATTAGACAGGTTCTTTTGGAGATGAATATAGGAAATACCACACTAAACTTCCCAACGAAAACTTTTAATATCATAGCCCTGAGTCAAAATATTCTAAGAATAGAAAACGGAATAGGTGGCGTCATGTTCCGGTAAAGAGACCGAGGGGGAAGTTTCGAAGAAACTTGCCCGCTTGTGATCCACCCGTGAAAAAGGGGCGGCGAACGCCGCCCGTTTCTTTTCCCCAGACTTACTAGAGATGGCCGGTCGTGCCAGTTTGTCCTTTCTTGGTCAAGAGGACATTTCACTGAGCGGGGACCCCCAAGTGACGTACTTTATAGAAAAGTACCAGGGTCAGACGCCGTTTGCATATCGTGTCGACAAGGTTATTTTCGACGAGGCGGGCGTTTCGTTCGGCTCTCAGAACCACAGAATCATTCCCCGGTCAGGTGATCTCATCACGGGTATGACGCTGTACACGGCGTTTCCGACACCACCGGCCGGAGTCCAAGTTCTCGACTCGGTCGGGACGCTCATGTTTCAGTATGTAGAACTCTACATAGGTGTTGAACTCATCGAACGATTGTACAGTGAGCATATCGAGATGACGTTCGATCTCACGGTTCCCAAAGGGAAACAGCCCGCTTTGTCCTTTTTGGATGGGAAAAACCTGACATACTCCACGAACCCGCAGCTCGCATACACGGTGCCGCTCCCCTTTTCTACTTTCAAAAAGGGGTTGCCCCTGTGCGCTTTCAAGGAGGATGTGACGATCCGGATCGTCTGGAACCCATCCACTTACTTTACGGTTCCACCGACGCTCATCACAACCCCATTCATAGCTCAGCTCAACATAGAGTACACGTACCTTTCAGATAAGGAAATTGACTATATTAAACAGCCCCGACTCCAAGTGTTTGAACAGGTTCAACTGAACCAATTCTTCGCACCGTATCCTCTGAATACCGTTCAGTGCCGTCTCAACTTTTATAATCCCGTCAAGGAACTCTATTTTGTTTTACAACAAGATTCGGCTCGTGGGTACGATTATAGCAACACGGCGACCACTGCAGCCGCATCAGGGACTATAGGTCCAGGTGATATTCTCAATAGGCTTCAGTTTGACTTTAACACGACTACCCGTATAGAGCCCACTGTCGGAACTCCACAATTCTTGAGAATTATTCAATCTCTCGAGTTTCACACCCGTGTTCCTGATAGACTTTTCTATATGTACTCGTTCAGTCTCGACCCAGAGGGTGAATCACCCACAGGGTCTGTGAATCTTTCACGAATTCAGGGTCAAAATTTGTACTTTTCATTCAACCCCAATCCCACAAATGTCAATATTCGAGTGTATGCCGCGTCGTACAATTTCCTCGAGACTTCCAATAACTCGGCCAAAGTGACTTCTTCCAACTTTTTTTAGTTAAAAGAGCTACGCTCTTTCCCCGTATGATGAGGACAGGTGATGGCGAAGTCGATACGAGTGGTATTGAAAATGCAGCGATTGACCTCTTTCTTCCAGTTTTGGAATCGGCGACGGTTCTTGCCGGTCATTATGCCAAGGCGTGTGGTCGAAACTGCGTCACGGCTCAGGACATGAGTTACGGACTCATGTACGCAGCTAGGAACGTCATGGGAAAGCACACAGGCTCTTTGTACCCAGAGATTTATGGGGAGGAGGAGTCGTGTAGCGACTCCGACGCCGACTCTGACGCGGACGAGGACGAGGAGTCCCCAGAGGACGCCTGGACGAGGTACGAGGGTTCAGACGAAACGGCTCGTAATATGAACGAATGCGCAGACAGTTGGGTCCAGTGGGCGCCCACAAATCCAGCAGAGCGCGCGCTGAAAAACGCAGTCGACAAAAACTCCTTTTTTGGTAGGGAATGAGAACTACACAGTACAGAATATTCGTGGAGTCACGGAGTGACTCTGACGACGACTCAGAGTCCGAGTCTCTACGTGACTCGTCCAGGTACATAAATATCATAGAAGAAGAAGGGTTCGAAGAAGATCCAGAGGGGTTCGAGGGTCTCCAAAAAGGATCTGAAATTGACCAGGGGGGCACGGGCGGACCCGTTCCTTGGGATCCTTCCGAAAGTTTTTTTGCTTACATATAGTACAATGGCATCCACTGTTATGGGTATCGCAACGACCGTCGAGGCTCAGGGCCTGAACGCCGTGGTCGGCGGCTTTTCCTTCGCCGCCGCCCTCGCTTGGTATGAGGTGGTGAAGACCATCGTGGAGCGCGTCGCCAAGTCCAACGGCAGCACCCAGGGCGCCCTCTGGAGCGCACTGGTGACCACCCTGCTCGCCGTCATCGTGTTTATGGTGATCAAGGCGCTCGTCAAGAACGTGGAGATCAAGGAGCCGGGTCAGCCCATCTTCGCGGTGACCCGCTAAGTCCGCATCTGTGATCCAGGGGGGACGGTTCCTACGAGTCCAGGGCCAACTTGGGCGCCAAGTTGGCCCCCGAACGTCTTCCAGGCCACAATAGCCCCAATTAGAACCAAAATTATGATCCACCAGTGAAAACGCCTCTTTGGCTCGGGTGGTGGAGGCGGTTGAACTTTCATCGCCTCCACGATTCGTTTAATTTGAATCTCCTCGATAGGTTGAGGAGGTGGTAGGGTGGGTTCAGGGTCGGGCGTCAGGTGAAGACGCAGTATAAAGGCGTTCGTGTTCCAGCCCCGAAAGTTCAGGAGATCCCCGTTTTTATCGACCCACCGAACCGTCAGACGCTGTAAAGAGTTGATGGGTTCAGGATAATCGACAGATACACGATAGTCCTTATTTTCATGAAAATTCTTGATACAGGCTGACCCAACGTCCATGATGATGGGTGCAAAAGATCGGTTCGCATTTGAACCTGAAATTGTACCTGAAGTCCCCTGAAGCGCTCCAGTATCCACGTTGAATGGTGTCCGGAGTTCGTCAATGTCTAGGTAAATGTATTCATTCAAAGAAAAATCAACAAGGGTCGTGGACTTGATGATGTACTTCCCTGAATAGGCTGGGTCCAGAGCCGTCGCCAGGGTCGCTGTGTAAGTCGTCCCTTTTGTCAGTCCGACCATCGTCGCAAATTCTTCTGAATGAATTTTGAGTGTAAATGAACCGCCTGATGAAAAAACAAAGCGCCCCTCTTCCGGAACGTATGCAAGGGCTGGAGCGCCTGATTGAGCCGACACGTCCTGAGCCAACGTATACGCGCCATAGAAACCTTCGTTCAAGGAGACGTTTGACGTTCCGTTGATTTGAAACACGTTCGAACCGTTTGTGAGGTTGTACATGGTGTTGGGAACGCGAGCCGAGACCAGATCGACCCGCTCGACGTTTCGTATCGGTCGGGTCAAGTGGAGCGTGTATGACGAGCCCGTAGGGTACAGAGACACGTCACGGTTCGCAGCATCGACGAATATGAGACGCTCTGATGCACCCGAACCGGTATAGTTCATTCTAATTTAGGTTGGGAATTTAAGAAGGCGGTGAAGGCCACGTGATGTTGAAAGGATCCGTCTGAGTTTCCGGAACCTGACGAAGCAGAGAACGGTACGTCACCCACAGAGTTCTGTCCGTGACGGGGGCATCGGGAAGCTGGGTCCAATCTGAAGCGGTCAGCAAAGCATCACGCTGAGCACGAATCTGAACCCACTGCTTGGCATTCACTTTGACTGGATCAGATACTATGCTGATGGACCCATCATCCGCCTTGATCGCCTTGGAACACGTGTAATCCACGCCATCTGGAACGGGTACGCGGACACAGTGGTCATTCACGTCGTTCGGAATTCCACCGGACGTATAATAGTAATAATACACATCAAGGGTCTGAGAATCAGCAAGGGCCATCAACGACATTTTTACTTTAAGATTGCACTAGATTTTTAAGTAATGAAATTCACAGTGGATGACTTGGTGATAGAAGAGAGGCCTACGGGTAATGAATTTTATGGAGAATATATATGGCCCACGCCTCTGTTCATGTGTGATTTTTTGAAAAGAAATTCAGAACTCGTGAAAGGTAAACGGGTTTTGGAACTCGGGTCGGGGACGGGGATCGTGGGTCTATATATCGCTAAGCTGGGTGCGACGCATGTGACCCTCACTGATTTTATAGATTTTAATATTGAAAACATGAAAATAAACGCAAAGGAAAATAAACTCGAAGGCTTGACTGAACCTCGGTGGTTTCAATGGGGCACGAGCCTATGTGAACAATGGGACGTGATTATAGGTTGTGACATTGTATATCCCTCAATGGACAAAATAGCCCTCATAAAAGCCATAAAAATGCATCTAAAACCCGGTGGAAAATTTATACTCGGGTACAATGATAGACCTGGCGACGTCATGAATATATTCGAAATGTCAGGGTTGCGAGTAAAAGAACTTGAACGGCGTGATATTGAATTTGAACCTGAAAAGTTTTCAGATATAGTTCATAAAAATCACGATAGTAATATCTATAGGATCATCGAAATGGAGGTCCGGTGATCCACGTGACGAGTGAACGTCGCACACCCTTCGTGACGGGCGTGACCCGGTGCCGCAGGTAACTCGGGAAGATGATCACAGTTCCCTGTTCCTTTTCAGCAACGACCGTACGGTCACCGTCCAGTGAAAACTGAAGCTCACCCCCTTCGTACTCACTCGGATCTGAAAGCTGGATGGAGATGCTCAATTTACGACCACAATTGAGAGGTCCCTCTCCCACATCAAAGTGCCAATCGTACCGACCCTGGTAAGACTCGTCATACTCCGTATATTGCAGATTTTCATGAAGGCTTGTGATGTCAAAATTGAAAAACTCCTTATTACACTGACCCACGAGGCTCATAATCTTTTGGTACACCGGTTCCCAATGCGTCGTTTTCGGCACCCAGTAAATCTGGCTCTTGCGAACCTCGCTGTTTTTCCCATCCTCCGTAAGCCCTGGGGCCAGATCAAAGTTGGCCTTGCGCAGACCCATACACTCGTCAACCGTAAAAGCGTTCGAGAACCGGTAGTACTTGATGAGGTTCGGGTTGTGACGCGCGAAGATGAACTGCAGCGGAGCTTCTGCATCACAAGCCTTCGGCTTGGTCTGAAAGTCATGCACATAGTCCCGGTAAGGCCCCTCCGCGTCCACATAGTGCAAAAACACCTGAATATATTCTTCACCCTTGAACTCCTTGCGACTGTGCTCGATGTCACACCCGCGGTACAGACACCCGTCACCTGGGTGTAAATCTAACGATTTACTCCCCATGTAGATCGGCCACTTGTGCGTCTGGCTAAGGTTCAGGGTAACCGAATATTCACACGATGGCCGATCCTTGTGAGGCGCCAACGTGTTGCCCTTGCGGTACACACGACAGTATGAATACGTAGGCTTGAGTTTCTTCCCAGCCGCCTCGGAGACTTTCTCACACAAAAGGCCGAGAAGGGTATTACATACTGGCAGACCGTAATGAGCGGCGCTATTCGGAACTTGCGGGTCGGGTTTCCCCTCGGGCTCGTTTCGGATGCGCTCGGCAATCTTAGCAGACTCGACAGGATCGACGAGCCCCTTGAGAACTTTATAAAGTCCTCGCATTATATGTTTTGAGGTTCAAAGCTTTAAAAGACTGTGACACGGACTTGGCCCGCTCCGCCGTTTCCAGTGGGTCCGCCACCGCCACCGGGTATCACGCCTGTACTACTTCCTGTTGCCCCGGGGCCACCATATATTGAAGTTCCAGCTGTTGTTCCAGCCCCTCCACCACCACCATAAACAGATGATCCACCCGTCGTGCCGCCGCCGCCGCCGCCGCCATAGAAAAGGCCTCTTCCACCAGTTATAGGCGATCCAGATCCACCAGTTAAACTATTGGGATTTGATGATGATGGAATAGCAGGCCCCCCACCTGCACCTGCAGGCCCCGCCGCCCCCGCAGACGACATCCCCCCACCCCCACCTACATTCCCCCCACCTCCATACGCTGTTATAGTAGCTGTGCCATAAGGGCCAAACGTGGAATTGCCACCAGAACCGGCTGGATGGGCGCCTCCACCTCCAACAGAAACAGCTACGGTTGAAGATAACGTGGAAAAAGGCAACGTGTTTGATGTGTACCCACCGCCTCCACCAGTCGTGGCCCCTCCCCCTCCCCAGCACTCGACGAGGACCATAGAACCTGCAAAGGGCTTCACCCACGTGAAAGGAGCTGCGCTCGTCCCTGATCCGGTGAACGTCTGCACATTCGATTGAACCGAAGAAGGTCCAATGAGCCCCGTTCCCACGCCCGAAAAGATGGCGCCTGAAATGGTGTCGCCATTATAGTCTACAGTTTCAGACATTCTATTACCTAAAAAGAAGTTATTCGGACGTATCCAGCTGCACCTGTACCACCTGGTGAGGGCGTGTTCCCGCTACCCCCGCCACCACCCCCGGGTATCTGACCCGCACCACCGGTCGATGTCGATCCTGCACCTCCGGCTCCTCCGAAAACTGATGCGCCTCCTGCACCACCATCCTGACCGCCTTTTCCTCCGCCGCCGCCCCCGCCGCCCCATACGCTCGAACCTCCAGCGCCACCAGGTGACCCGAAACCGCCGCCGCCGCCGCCGCCGTAAAAGGTGGCGGCGCCACCGGCGCCTGCCGGGGACGGTCCACCCGTGCCAAAAGCTTGGGTTCCACCCAAGTCCATCGCACCTCCGGCACCTCCAGGACCTCCAGGACCAGTCGTACCAACTTTTCCTCCATAAGCGACGCAGAGCGAACCGAAACTCGATGGATTTCCGGCCGCTCCACCAGCCACCTGTGCGCCTACAGTAACTGCCTGGGGACTAGGTGCTAATGGTCCTGGAAGCCAGCGCTGAACGTATGCGCCACCGCCGCCGCCGCCGCCGAGCGTAGGCCCCCCACCCCCGCCGCCGCCCCAACACTCGATGAAGACTATATTGGACTGCGGGGGTTTCGTCCAGTTTCCTGGACTCGTGAACGCCTGGACGTTGGCACTGCTAAAGACGCCAACACCAGAAATCTGACTGTTTCCAGTGAATGAGGTTGCGCTGAGCGTCGTTGACGCTGGATAATAAAACGTCTCGGCCATTCTACTTTAGGGTTAGAAAACAAAGACGCGAACCTGACCCGCGGCTCCTGCGCCTGCAAATTGGAGGAGCGACTTCGCCGCTCCGCCGCCGCCGCCACCCGGTGGCGTGCCTCCCGTGGGCTGCACGACGGGTGCGACGTCCGTGCCACCAGACCCCCCGCCACCGCCAAAGACGGAAACCCCCCCTGGCGACGCGGTGGTGACACCATCGCCGAGTCCGCCCCCACCACCCCCCCCTCCATAAACGGACGATCCACCATTGCAGTTCGAGGAGGTGAATCCGGCTCCGCCGCCCCCCCCTCCGAAGATCGTTCCGTTGACTTGAGTCGCGGGAGTGGGACCGAAGCCTGTACCTCCTCCCTGCGCACCTCCTGCGCCCGCCACCGTCAGCGGCACCGAACCCGGGCCTCCCGGCCCGCCTGCGCCCGCCATTCCTCCACCGCCGCCGCCGCCTTTGCCGGCGGTGCTGAGGGGGAGGGGGCCGCCGCCGACGCCGCCGCCGCCGCCGCCGTATCCAGTAATAATTGCACCCGGTGGGCCTATAGGCCCCGCTGAAGAATTTCCACCTGCGGAGCCCGCGCCGGCGGGATACACACCTGCAGCACCTCCCGAGCCTACAATCACCCGAACCTGAGGATTAAATTGACTCATGGGTAAAACTACATAATTGAATCCGCCACCCCCACCGCCACCACCAGACGCCTGCGTCGCCGAGCTGCCCCCTCCCCCACCCCCTCCTATACATTCAATTCTTACCCATGAACCAAACGCCGGCTTCTGCCAACCCGTAGGACCTGCAGGAAAGGTCCCGGCCGTGCTGAACGTCTGGACGTTCGAGACGCCCGCGACGGGTAATGGAAAAGGCCCTGTAACCGTTCCCGAGGTGCCAACGTACGTCGCGTCAGTTAAATTCTGATTGGTAAACACGGTCTGTGTAACACCGGACATTTCTATAACATATGGAGAACTTTATTCGGACCAAAAGTCCCGCGGGCTTTCCCTCAGTACTTGTTAAAATAAGGACTCAAACAAAACTCTTTTGGAGCTGGAACCATCGTGTTGAGAACACCGACGTTTGCTGAATTATAAGGTGAAAATACAACCTGTCCACTTGGCAAAAGAGTCGCTCCCGTGAATCCATATACACTGGAACTTCCGGTCCCAGATGCTGCACAATTAGAATACGTGAGTGCTACCGGATCAAACATACCGATATTTGAAGAAGTGAAAGGAGCCATGATGACGTTCCCATTCGGTAAAAGAACGCCGCCTATGAAAGCCGAAATCCCCGTATTCGTAATCACATTTGTAAAAGTAAGAGCCGTAGGATTAAACACGCCTATATTCGAATTTCCAGTTCCAGATGATGCGATCATGACGACGTTCCCATTGGGTGCTAAAACACCTCCGCGAAACTTGCCCACTCCTGCAGCTCCTACAGCCACTGAATTAGAGACGGTCGGTGGGTTAGTTAATGGGTTGTATTGAATAATGTTTGAATTTCCGGTTGGAACTCCCACGACGTTCCCGTTTGGTAAAAGAACGGCTGATAAAATACTGCCGTCATTTCCTATTCTGACTATATTTGAATATGTGTTGAGTATCGGATTGTAACTTCCTACGTTAGAATTTGTCGTCAAGGACATCATGGTTACGTTCCCTGTTGGATCCAAAACAGCTGCAGAGAAAGATGCGCCTATGAAATATGAATTAGAAGCTACTAAAGTCAAAGGGTTGTACGTTATTATATTTGCCGTTGCACTCTGAGGAATGAAAACAACGTTTCCAGTAGGTAAAAGAACCGGAGAAATCGCGACGCCGAAGGGAATCCTAGCACCCGAGGGTACAACCGACGAAAAAAGACCCGTGAATGGATTGTAAATACCGACATTAGAAGCCCATGGTGCTAATAGTACCCGACCATCCGGCAACAAAACGCTCCCCTGGAATCCTCCCACCGGCCCCACCGCCACGTTTCCATACACGGGCACCGGTGATGTCGCCCACCACGATTTTGCCGGCTGCGAAGCCGCGTTGCATGTTGCAGAGATCCAGGCCTGAATTGTTGCGGCGTTTGAAGGCGTCGGTAAAAGATACGGCCCGCGCTTGAACAGGTCTTCGTTATAGTAAATTGTTCCTGTGAGTGATAAATTAGAACCCTGAAACCCGTTCGAGGCGTACACGTTCCCCTGAACCTGGAGCGTCGTGGTGGGATTGGTTGAAGTTCCGACGCCGACCGAACCAGTTTGGCTGTAAATCGATATCGTGTTTATGGTTGTTGCATTAAGAGTCGAAACCCCGAACGCAGCTGTATTGAGCGTCGTGATATTCGCCGTGATGACATTCATTGTCGTGACGTTCATTAACGTCGCTTTGATGTTCGTCGTTGTGAGTGCGTTCGAGACCCACAAATTACCCTGGACGCTCAAGGTGTTTCCAGCGGCGCTTGTGCCTATACCGATATTCGATGTTGTAATGAGGGTCTGGACGTTTGCGGTTCCTGACGCGTTCGCACTGGTCGCCACGATATTTGTCGTCAAAATACTGTTTGACACGTACACGTTGCCCTGGACGCTCAGGGTGTTTCCAGCGGCGCTTGTGCCTATACCGATATTCGAGGTTGCAATTAGGGTCTGGACATTTGCGGTTCCTGACACGTTAGCACTGGTCGCCACGATATTTGTCGTCAAAATATTGTTTGACACGTACACGTTTCCCTGGACGCTCAAGGTGTTTCCAGCGGCGCTTGTGCCTATACCAAGAGGTGACGCCGTTAAAAGGGTCTGGACATTTGCGGTTCCTGACACGTTCGCGAGGGTCGCCGAAACGTTGGTCGTCAAAAGCGAATTGGAAAACCACACGTTGCCCTGAACGCTCAAGGTGTTTCCGGCGGCGCTTGTGCCTATACCAAGAGGTGACGCCGTTAAAAGGGTCTGGACGTTTGCGGTTCCTGACACGTTCGCACTGGTCGCCACGATATT